CGCCAGGCCATGGCGATGCGCCAGAACCCGGACATTCAGGCCGCGATGTCCACCACGACCGGCTCAGAAGGCGGCTACACCGTTGCCACCGAATTCAGCCGCCAGCTGATCGAAGCCATGAAGGCCACTGGTAGCGTGCGCAGCGTGGCAAGCAACATCCGCACCTCCACTGGTGCGCAGATGCTGTTCCCTACTACCGACGCCACTGCGGAAGAAGGTGAACTGCTGGCGCAGAACACCACAGCCGCCGTGCTGGAAACTACGTTCGGCCAAGCATCGCTGGACGTCTACAAGTACAGCTCCAAGTCCATCGCGCTGCCTTTCGAGCTGCTGCAGGACTCGATGTTCGACATTGAGGCGTACATCCAGAACCTACTGCGCCTGCGCCTGGGCCGCATCCAAGACCGTCACCACGTCCTGGGCACCGGCACCGCACAGCCGCGCGGTGTGGTGACAGCTTCTGTTGTTGGCAAGACGGGCACCACCGGACAAACCACCTCCGTCATCTATGACGATCTGGTGGACCTGGAGCACTCGGTTGACCCTGCATACCGCGCGGCCTGCCGCTACATGATGAACGACAGCACCCTCAAGGCGCTGCGCAAAGTCAAGGACACGCAGGACCGACCCATCTTCGTGCCAGGCTACGAAACCGGCAATCCAGGCGGCGCACCAGACCGCCTGCTGGGCCGCGAAATCGTCATCAACCAGTACATGCCAACCATGGCTGCGAACGCGAAGTCCATCCTGTTCGGTGACTTCAGCAAGTTCCTGGTGCGCGATGTGATGGATGTGACCCTGTTCCGCATGACCGACAGCGCGTACACGCTCAAGGGCCAAGTGGGCTTCGTGGCCTTCTGCCGCTCCGGTGCGAACATGGTGGACAACGGCGGGGCCATTAAGCATTATGCTAACTCCGCTACCTGATCGGGAGCCCGCACATGGCAACGAAAAAGCAAACCGCGCCAGCATCTGTTGGCGCGGCGCTGGTGCTGTGCGCGGGCGCCTTTGATGGTGTGCGCCCCATCCCTGCGGGCGCCATCGTTGAGGGCGTCCCTGCAGAGGTGTTGAGCGACAACGCGCATTGGCTTGATGCCCATCCTGACGCCGTGGCAAGTGCGCGCGAATCTGGTGCTCCTGTACTGCAGTACGCCGACTGACCATGGCAAAGATCAACCTTGCTGCGGCAAAGCTGCATCTGCGCGTCACTGAGCCGGACGAGGACACGCTGATCACCGCGTTGATCGCGGCAGCCTATCTGAGCGTGGAGGGGCGAATCTTCCGCAAGGTATACGACACGGGGGAAACAATCCCCGAGGAAGATACCACCGGCATCCGCGTGAACGAGGCGATCAACGCAGCAGTGCTCCTGATAGTCGGTCACCTGTACGCCAATCGCGAGGACGTGATCACGGGCGCGACATCCACGGCTATGCCGATGGGCTCCGAGTTCCTGATCACGCCGTACATCAACTTCGCAGGGGGCGCCTGATGCAAGCCGGCCGCCTAAATCGCAGATGCACTCTGCAAGCCCCCGGCACGACGCAGGACGAGCTAGGCCAGCCCATCCCCGGCTGGACGGATGTGTCCACCCTGTGGGCTGACATCCGCATGAAATCGGGCTTGGAAAGCATCAAAGCAGGCGCCCCGGTATCTGTGGTGCAGGCATCCATTCGTGTGCGCTACAGGGCCGGAATCACGGCTGGAATGCGCCTGACGCACAACTTGCAGGCGTTCAACATCGTTGCAGTGATGCCGGATGTGGGCGGGCGGGAATACGTTGATCTTGTGTGTGAAGTGGTGAACTGACATGGGCATGGCTGTACGGATGAACGTCGCGGCCTTCAAAGAAGGGCTGCGCGCCAAGGTGGACAAGCTGCACGCAGCAACGCGACCAGCGGCGCAAGCAGGCGCAGAAATCATTTATCAGCGAGCCCGCCTTGAAGCCCCCGTGTCTGCTGACAGCCACTACTTCTACATACGTGGGAAGAAGTACGGCCCCTACGCCCCCGGCACGCTGCGGGACTCGATTTATCAGGTGTTCAGCAAGGACAACAGCTTCAAGGACGTGAGCACGTATCACATCAGCTTTAACAAGAGTGAGGCTCCTTACGGGTTCATCGTCCACAACGGCACCAGCCGCACAGCAGCCCACCCATTCATCAGCAAGGCGGTTGTCGAAACCCGCTCACAGGTGCGCCAGGCCATCAAGGCGCGCTATCTGGAAGAGGTCAACAAATGAGCATGGAAAGCGACCTCAACACGCTGCTGAAAACCATTTGCCCGCGCACGTTCCCGGACGTTGCAGACATCGGCACAGCACCCCCATTCATCGCCTGGCAATTGCTGGGTGGCGAGTCTGTCCGGGCGCTGGACAACACCGCACTGGACAAGCGCAACAGCTATCTGCAGGTGTCGGTCTACAGCCTGACCCGCCTGGAATCGCTGACCAAGATTCGCGCCGCCGAAGAGGCGATGTGCGCCAGCACTGCATTTACCTGCATCCCCATGGGCGAGCCGCTGGCTACCTATGAACCAGACACCAGGCTCTACGGCGCAATTCAGCGCTTTTCTATCTGGGCCGCCAGATAACCAATTGATCTAGGCGAAAGCCAACCAAGCAAGCCCCTCTCGGGAAACCGGGCGGGGCTTTTTTCATGCCCCTTGTGGGCGCAACCCAGACCCGCCTCGAGCGGGTTTTTTCATTTCTGAAAGGCCCACAAAATGGCACAAGTACCAACCGGGACAACGATCTTCGTTGCATCCGTTTTCGCATCTGCACTCACCTTCAGCGCCGCCAGCAACGCCACCGAGTGCGTTCTGACCATGGCCAGCACCACCGGCCTGGCCAACGGCGACTTCGTGGAAGTCTCCAGCGGCTGGGGGCGCCTGAACCTGCGCGCTGCCCGCATCAAGAACGTGGTGCTGAACACCTCGATCACGCTGGAAGGCATGGACACCACGTCCACCACCTTCTTCCCCGCTGGTGCTGGCGCTGGATCGGTGCGCAAGGTTTCGACCTGGCAGCAAGTCACCATGATCACGGCAGTCTCCAGCAATGGCGGCGACCCTGTGACCGTGGACTACAAGTACCTGGAAAGCGACGTTCGCTACAAGATGAACGACGGCTTCAACGGGACGGACTACACGCTGACCATTGACGCCGATGCCATCAGCACCGCTGGCTACACCGCGCTCAAGAACCTGACCGACGTTCAGACCAACACCATCCTGCGTGTTGTGACCCGCTCCGGCCAGATTCAGTTGATCCCCGGCACGGTGGCTCTGAATGAGTCCGTGCAAATGAATGACGGCCAGATCAACACGATCACGGCCTCCATCTCTGGCAACAACCGCGCCACGCGCTACGCCTCCTGATCCACCGGGCTTCGGCCCACCCAAGCACCTACCCGGCTCGTGTCGCTCTTCGCAGGGCGCGCGGGCTGGGCAAGGGCATTTCTGCAAACCCTGCGAAGAAAGTAAATCATGGCAAAAATCACCCTGGGCAAGCGCCCGAAGAACTTCAAGAAAACCATCTCCGTGCAGATGCTGGACGGCACCACGGGGACCGTGGAATGCGTGTTCAAGTACCGCACCAAGAAGGAGTACGGCGAGTTCATCGACGGCATCACCGAAGCTGCTCGCGCCTCTGAGAAGGCCCAGGAAAACACCAAGGCAGAAGGCGCCGATGACAAGCCGTTTAGCCTGTCTGAGTACCTGAACAAGTCCGTTGACGCTAACGCCGATTACATCTTGCAGATTCTGGAGGGGTGGAATCTGGACGTAGAGCTGTCCAAGGCATCCTTGGAAGACCTGGGCAGCGAGGTTCCGGGAGCTACTGCCGCCATCATCGAAACCTACCGCACTGCGGTACTTGAAGGCCGACTGGGAAACTGACCGAGGCCGCCCGCGCGGCCTACTTCGAGGAAAAGGAAGGGGCAGTTTTTACCGCCGCCGACTACGGCCTCGACGCGGTGGAGGTGTGGCCCGAGAACTGGCAGGCGTGGGTTTTGTTCTGCCAGGTTTCGACGCAGTGGCGCGTAGGCATGGGCGGCGCTACAGGGCTGGACTACGGCGCCATCTATCCCTTGCTGGACCGTATCGCGCAGGACGCGCCGGAATGGATGGACCTGTTTGAAGACCTACAGGTTCTGGAGCGCGCGGCGCTCAAGCAAATGAGCGACAACCGCTCAGACACATAGCCACCTGCGGGTGGCTTTCCTATTTCCTGGCTCGCTTCGGCGGGCCTTTTTCATTTGGGCACCCATGACATCTGACCTGCGAATTCAGGGCGAGGTAGTCGTCAACTCGGAACAGGCGGAAACCGCCTTCAACCGGGTAGGCGACAAGGCCCAGCAGATGGCGAATGAGGTTGCCACGTCTGCAGGCAAGGCAGGCCAGGCCGTTGACAAGATCGGCGACGGCGCGGGCGCCAGCGCGGAAAAGTTCACCCGCGCGGAAAGCCGGATTTCGGCGTCCATCAAGCGCGCAACGAACGAGCTGGAATTGCTGGGCAAGACGGCTTCTCAGCGCCTGGAATTCAATATCAGCGACAAGGGCCTGGACGCGGCCAAGTTTGAGCCCGCCCTGAAGAAGTTGCGCGAGCTGGAGGCCCAGGCGCAGCAGGCCCAGCGCGCGGCATCTGGCTCGCTTGACAAGATGGGCATCAGCGCAGCCCAGACCGCCGCAGCGCTGCGTGGCGTGCCCGCGCAGTTCACCGACATCGTGACCAGCCTGCAGGGCGGCCAGGCGCCGTTGACGGTTTTCCTGCAGCAAGGCGGTCAGCTCAAGGATATGTTTGGTGGGGCAGGCAATGCGGCGCGTGCGCTGGGTGGGTATGTCGTCGGGCTGGTGAATCCATTCACCATTGCCGCCGCCGCTGCGGGTGTTCTCGCCATTGCATACAACCAAGGTAGCAAGGAGGCCGACGCCTACAACAAGGCCCTGATCACAACCGGCAACGCGGCTGGCACCAATGC